AGCAGAGAAAATAGCGAAAAAATTATACCAAAAATTCTGGTTTTAGGCACAGAAATTTGGGGAGTAGATCTTCAATATTATATAGACAGGGAGCAAATATAATGACTTGGCACACAGGGAATCAGTTATCAAGAAGAGATGAGCAGGATTTTAATGAAATGCTTTTAGATAAAAAGGGATTTCTTGAAGAAAAGGAATCAAAATTATTGCTTTATCAATTTTTGAGGGAAAATATAACATTCACTGCGGATTTAATTAGCGGGGTAAAGCTCTTTCCATTTCAGCATATGGCTATTAAAGCTATGTTTGAAACTGACTATTTTATGGGAGTATGGAGTCGTGGTATGAGTAAATCATTTACTACTGCAATATACGCCTACCTTGATGCGATACTCAATCAGGGTGTAGAAATTGGTATTCTTTCGAAATCATTTCGTCAGGCAAAAATGATATTCAAGAAAATAGAAGATATCGCCAGCAAGCCAGGGGCAACATACCTTTCTCAGTGCATTACTCATAAATCAAAAAGCAATGACGAATGGTTACTGGAAATTGGATCAAGCAGAATACGAGCCCTACCTTTGGGAGATGGTGATAAGTTGAGAGGTTTTCGTTTTCATAGGATAATTATCGACGAGTTTGCACTGATGCCAGAGCGTATCTATAATGAGGTCATTATTCCATTCTTGAGTGTTGTTGAAAATCCAACTCAAAGAGAAGAATTGTATAATCTAGAAACAAACCTAATAAAAAAAGGAGAGATGCGGGAAGAGGATCGTCATGTTTGGAGGAACAATAAGCTTATTGCTCTGTCTTCCGCAAGTTATAAATTTGAGTATATGTACAAAGCGTATGAGCAATTTGAGGAATTGATAGAAAAAGGTAGCTCAAAGCATTCTGATGCCCACCGAGTAATTATGCAGTTTAGTTACGATTGCGCTCCGCGACAACTCTATGATAAAAATCTTATTGACCAAGCAAAATCTACAATGAGCCAAAGTCAGTTTGACAGAGAGTTTAATTCTGTATTTACTGATGATAGCAGTGGGTACTTTAAGACTTCAAAGATGGCAGAATGTACATTACAGGAGGGTCAAGCTCCGCATATAGAAGTGGTTGGAGAAGTTGGGGCGAAATATATTCTTGCATTTGACCCAAGCTGGGCAGAAAGCGAAAGCAGCGATGACTTTGCGATGATGGTTTTAAAGTTAAATGATGAGAAAAAAATTGGGACAGTTGTTCATAGTTACGCATTAAGTGGGACTAATCTAAAGCAACACATTTTTTATTTTTATTATCTATTAACTCATTTTAATATTGTGAGTATTGTTGGCGACTATAATGGTGGTGTTCAATTTATTAATGCATGCAATGAAAGTAGTTTGTTCAAGAAAAACAATTTAAACATAAAATGCTTGAACACAAATTTTGATGATTTAGAGCATTATCAAGAAAAACTCTTAGAGGGTAAGGCAGAATATAACCTACAAAATAAAACTATTTGCTACCTAAGAAAACCGACGAGTCAGTGGATTCGTCTGGCAAACGAACTATTGCAAGCAAATTTTGACCACAAAAGAATATTTTTTGGGGCAAGAGCTATTGATGAAGCATATAACGAACAAAGAAAAAAGAAAATACCTATACAAAAATTAAAATTCTTAAGAACTTCTCAATCTTTAGACAAGCAAACTGACGCTGCAAAAATGATTGACTTTGTGGAGCATCAATTTGATATGATAAATTTAATTAAGGGTCAATGCGCGCTTATACAGGTGTCTACTTCTGCAAGTGGCACTCAAACTTTTGATTTGCCCCCGAATTTAAAGCGCCAAACAGGTCCAGAAAAAGCAAGAAAAGATAGTTATTCTGCTCTAGTTCTTGGAAATTGGATGATAAAATTGTATTATGATATGATGGACACAAAAGTAAAACCTGTAGAGTATACGTTTACTCCCATGTTTATAAAGTAGGTGTACTGAACATACATATATGTCCAAAGAATATAAATACACCACAACTTTCGAGTCTACGCTTTTTGCGTCCTCTGAATTTGACTCTTCAGATATAAGTCAAGCGTCTCTAGAATCTTTAAGGCCATTAATTCCTGGGGATATCAATCTCGATAAAAATATTGATCTTTTGGCTGTAGTTTTTAATGCGGCTGTGGTCAATAAATTTAATAAAAATGGAGATGGTATAAACAGCGAATCTGCTGTAGCTATAAAAGATTACTTCGTTCACAAGCCAACCAATATCGAGCACGACAGGGATAGAATAGTTGGGCATATTGTATCTGCCGGATTTTCAAAATACGATGACAGTTCCGAATTGATCAGTGATGATTCTGCGCTGATAGAAGAAGGGCCTTATAATATTGCGCTTTCTGCCGTCATCTATAAAACTGCAAGTAAAGAGTTTGCTGATTTGGTTGCAAACTCTACCGATCCTGATAGTGATTTTTACAACACCGTCTCTGCAAGTTGGGAGATCGGCTTCAATGATTACGTTGTTGCCGTTGGTGGAGACGATTTAAATGAGGCTACAGTAATTTCTGACCCTCAAGAAATTAGCGCTTATTCTCCTTATCTTAAAGCTATGGGTGGAAAGGGAGAGCTTCAAGACGGACGAAAAGTTAGTCGTTTGATTACTGGAGAAATTTATCCCCTGGGCATAGGTTTTACCTCTAACCCCGCAGCAGATGTTCAAGGTTTGATTATGAAAAATGGAGAAAATGAAGAAAAGTCACAAAAACCTAGCGAGCGGCGGGAACCCATTGACCAGTTAATAACAAAAAGTAAAAAAACTTCCCAATCAAACAAACAAAATGTACTAAACAAAGAAACATGTAATAATATTATTATGGATAAAGACCAAATCATAAACGAATTCCGAGCAGCTTTAGACGAAAAGCTTGGTAGTCAAGAGTTCTCTGAAGAGAGTGTCGCAAGCATCTCTAAAGTTTTCATCGAGGCTATTCGCGAAAAAGGAGAGCAATATATTGCCGACCTTGAAAAAGCTAAAGCTGAAAAAGAAGAAGCTGTTCAATCAGAAAATTCTTTACGTTCTCAAATGCAAGAAGTTGAAGATCAACTGAAAGCAACTCAAGAAAAGCTTTCCAAGCTGGAAGAAGAAAATTCTGCTCGTGAGGCCGAAGCTCTTTTTAACTCTAGAATGGAAGTAATCAATGAAGTTTACGAACTAGACGAAGAAGATTCTCAAGTTTTAGCGTCTGATGTTTCTACTCTTGATAGCTCGGAAGAATCTTTTTCCGCGTATCAAGAAAAAATTGCAAAAATTTGGAAACACAAAAACAAAGAATTTATCGCAGCTCAACAAAAAGCTTTTGAGGATCGCGTAGCCGAAGAAGTAAGCAAAAGACTTGAATCTACCGCTTCAAAAGAAGTAGAAGAAAGCGTGGCTTCTGAAACTCAAGTAGAAGAATCTCAGGAAACAGAAGAAGATATTTCTGAAGTTCTTGATAGCGTAGAAGTTGAGCAAGCAAATGTAGTCAATAATAACGAATCTTCCTCGGAGGGCGAATCTCTTAGAGATCGTTTGGCGAAGACATTTAAACAATCAATTAAAATTTCATACTAATAGAAAAAAAATATTATGGCAAAAAGAATACTACCATACCGAGATTACAGCGAGCACGAAGTTGTTAACGCCTTCTCTTTGGATACTGAATCGTACGCAATTACTGGTGCAGTTCAGGGCAAAGCTGGAGACTTTGACGCAGGAGTAGTTGTCGCAGTAAAAAAGGGTTCCCTGCCTGGCGATATGCCTGAACAAGATCTTGATGGAGACCTCCGAGCCTATCTCGGCGCGTCCTATTCAGCTAGTTCAACGCACATCGGCTACAGTTCATATCCGTACAACGGTATGACAGTGGAGCCCGCAGAAGACGGCAGCGATGCACTTGGAATCACGCTTCGTGAGACCCTTGCATACGATGAAAACGGAGAGAAGATGTTAAACTATCGAGTAAAGCTGGATGAAGCTCAAGCAGTATTGCCTGGTCATACAGTTCCTGTTCTTACTCGTGGATTGGTTCTTCTTCATACAGATGCTTTTGCTAGCATGACCAATGTTGGGCCAGGAGCCAAGTTGACTGTGGATAGTGGTCAGTTTATTGTTGGCACTTCTAATATCGTTGGAACTGTTGTTGCAACTGGCAAAGAAAGCACTTCTGATGAAGGCGAGATTGATAAAGTTCTCTGCAAGATCAGCTTCTAACAAAGAAAATTAAGAAAATGAATATTACTTTAGAAAGAACTCCCGAGCAAGTCGAGCTTGTCAAAGCTATGGCTTCCAAGAATCGCGACGTAGCATATGAAGCTCAAACAGCATTAGCTGAATTTATTGGCCCTGTTTTAGCACAGGTTATCAATACAGCTCCCACTGTGAGCAATATGTTTACCAGCCTTCAGTTTAATCAAGAAGATAATCCCAGCATTCCGTTGGATCTTTATCACGATATCGACGACGAAGACTACATCCAAGTATGGAGTCAAACTGTTCCAGGTGGTCTTCCTACCAACCAGGTAGCACCATCACAAAGCGAGCTTAAGTTCACCACTTATCGCTTGGACAGCGCTCTTAGCTTCGACAAGCGTTATGCTTCTCGTTCTCGTCTCGATGTAGTAAGCAAAACATTCACTCGCATGGCTCAAGAAATTCTTCTCAAACAAGAGAAAACTTCTGCGGTTATGATCATGAGTGCCTTGGCTAACGCAAAAACCAATGACATCGATCATGTTATTCGTTCTGCTCAAGCCGATCGTTTCTTGCTTGCTGACCTTAACAGATTGTTCACCAACGCTAAGCGTATCAATACTGCTTGGAACGGCGGAACTCCTGCTGAGCGTCGTGGTCGCGGAATCACTGACCTTCTTGTTTCTCCTGAAATCGTAGAAGAAATTCGTGGTTTGGCTTACAATCCAATCAATACTGTCAGCAACGTAACTCATAGCGACGGAGCCGGCGGAGTTGTTAAAGGCGGCGGAGACATTGCAGGCACCGACAGTATGCGTGATGCTATCTTCAATAGCGCTGGAATTCCTGAGTTCTATGGCGTATCCATTCAAGAATACAATGAAATGGGTATTGGTCAAAAGTGGAACTCTGTATTTTCTACAGCTGCAACAGGTAAATTCTATGCAGATCACTATTCTGTAGAAGGTACCGAAGGTACTAATATTGGAACAGGAGATGATGGAGATCCAGAAAAATTCGGATTTCTCTCGTCTGCAGAACAAATCCTTGTTGGTGTTGATCTCAGCCGTGAGTCCATGATTCGCGCAGTAGCTACCGATTCCGAGTCCGGAGACGAGTTTAGTCTTGTATCCGACGACCAATTTGTAACACGTCAATCCAAGATTGGTTACTACGGTTCTCTTGAAGAAGGCCGTATGATCATCGACGATCGCGTACTGCTTGGTCTTATCGTTTAATTTTACTAAAATTAACGTTTCTTATAAAAATCCACCTCAGGCAACTGGGGTGGATTTTTTATTTTAATTATTTATTATATATAGCACACAATCTAGTGTATTATTTTACAAGGTAAAAGGTATAAATTATGGCAAATAAAAAAACAAAAACGAGCAAGTCAACTGATTCAAAGAAATCAACCGCT